CGTTTCACGATTGCTGTTCTTTTCAGAAAGCGGATGCAAAGGTAAGAACTTTAAAGCATATCTTCCAAATATTTTCGGAAGTTTTTTTTATTTTTTCTCTTTTCTGTATTTTCAAATCCTTTAAACAAGGATAAGAAAAGCAAAACAAGAAAAGTTCTTTTTCTTTGCGAGTCGGACTGCAAAAATAAGGAGAATTATTAATAAGTTCCAAATGTTTTTCGAAAAATATTTTTATCTCTTTTTATTTCTCTGTGTCACCTTCCACACTTCTGTTTCAGTATTTCAATCTTACCACTTTCCTTCTCTTGGAAAGCGGGTGCAAAGGTATAGGATTTAACAATACAAGCCAAACATATCTATCATTTTTTTTAATAAAAATGAAACTTTTTTGTAACTTACTGATTCATAAATGCATTTCGCATGAACAATTTTGAAGAAAGGAAAAAGAGAGAAAATAACTATACATTATATATATACGTGCGCGCGAAGAGCACGAAGAAAGAGAATAAAAACATTTTATAAGCATGCCGGATTGGGTGGTGGCGGTTCTGTCAGTATAGTCGCCGCATCAAAGCAGGGACATTGTTTATAAACCGCAAAACGTTCTGTGATGCTTTCTCAAATCACTTTGTGAGGTTTTTTAAAGTTATTAACACAAAACGAAATGTGATTTTTCATTTGTTTTCTGGCACTCTTTAAACACCTATCAAAAGGCCTTTAAAAGTTCCTCAAATCATCCGGAATACTTATCTTTGTGTGAATTTAGGAGGAATGTGTACTTAAAAAGAACAAGGAATAGACAGCGGAGAGAAAGTTCCTCCCACCGTTTTTATTAACTTTCCACTATCTCACTCATTGGCCGGATGTACGCAGCCCACTTTCTCCATCCGTTTGATGTCTTGTAGGCGTTGACAGCATTGTCGGGCACATAGATGTCAGGTATCCGGGGAGCGTTAAGCAGTGTCCAGTAATCGGTCGACGGAGGTGTTTCGGTCCGTATTATCAGGGTCTTCAACAGAGGAGAATTCCCCATACCGGTCACCGACACGGCATTTTCCCCGATTTCCACACGGGTCAGTCGTGGCATATCCCCCAATCCGCTAATTGCTGTGACATGGGGCGGATATACGAATTCCGAAATTCCGGTGCCGCCGAAAGCGCCAGACTCAATAGTTGTCACTGTGTCAGGAATGGAAATTTCTTTCAACGCCCCACAATTGTAGAAAGCCTGCTTTGAAATAGTGTCGCACCCATTGCCTATTATGCATCTTTCCAGAGAGACGCATCCGTAAAAGTATTGGTATCTGATATTCCTGTTTTCCGGCAATTCGATACTTTGCAAAGACGTACATCCGGTAAACAGATTATTGGACGAGGTGGTGAAATTTAGCCACTTGAACTCATTGAACGAGACAATCCGCGTATTGTTTGCAAATGTGCCGGCATTGATTACCTGTTGAACGGCCGCTTCCTCTTCCGTTATATAGCCGTCCTTGTCGGCATCCCATATGCCAAGGCAGATGCGCCGGGCTTCCGCGTCCTTGAAATGAATGGCCGCTTCACCGACAAGTACCAGATTCAGTCTGTTGAATACACTTCTCAGTGCATCCACCGTGTCCTGGTAGTACTTGGAATGCACAGTAATGGTGCCTTCCAGTACCGGTATCGGGTCTTCGCCGGACAGTCCCTCGGCTGACAAGCCGGAGTAGCTGCCGTCGGAGAGGCGGGCGAGCATGTCGAGTGCGTCGGCCGTGTAATACTCCTCATTGAAACCTATTGCGCGGATATGTTTCAGCGCGTGGGCATCACCCTGCGGTTGCTGTGCCTCGATGACGTCAGACAGCAGTTTCATGGGCTGCAGCAAAGGACAGTTCTCCACCCAGAAGTCTGTCACATTCGGGGCGCACTGGCCGATGCGCAATCCGCCGGTGGACAGCAGGGGGAAGTTCCTGAAGCCGATGTACTTGTTGTTTGCCGGATACTCGATGACTTCGAGACTGCCGCCTTCCGGAACCTTAATCTGGCTGAGATTGGTTCCGTCCGCATATATCTCACGGATATTCTGGCAGGCGCTCAGGTCAAGAGTACCCTGCAAGGTGGCAATGTTTGACAACAGGACTTTCTGTAGGCTGCCGCAGTCGGCAAGGGTAAGCCCGGTGATGGTGATGATGACGTTTTCGGTCTTGCTGCCCAGGATGAGCTCCGTCAGGCGCCGGCCACGGACCACCATGGTGCCGCTGACGTTCTTCCGGTGCCAGTCGCCGATGGAGAGCAGCCAGCTCGCCGCCTGGATGGCGTTCTGCTGGTCGGCAGAGCCGCCGAGGTCGATGGTCATCCGGCACACTTCACCGGCCTTGGTCCTTGCGCCCTGCACGATGCTGGTACCGTTTGCAATGGCCGGGTACATGTCGAATGCCGGGGTTATCTCGTAATCTATCAGGTCGCCTGCTGCACGCACGATGATGGTGTCCGTTCCGCTGTTTGAAAACAGACCGTAGCTGTATTTCGACATGATGTACATGATGCGCTTCTTCACCCAGGCGGTTTCGGCAGAGCAGAAGTCGCCATGCGATTGGGTGATAGGGTCGGTGTCGTTGGTATAAGAGCCGCTGTTGTAGGCTATCTTGGCTATCTCGTAGCGTTTGGCATCGGCGTTGACCAGCGTGGCCGGGAAATAGTTCTTGATGCCGAGATAATACTTCTTGTAGAAGGCATATACCTTGTCATAGGGAGTGCCCGAGGATTGTCCGCACAGGCTTTCCATGGCACTGAGCATCTTCCGCATGCCTGCCGCAATCTCGGCGCTGAATGCCAGTTCGAGCATGTTCCAGAATACGGATGTCTCGCCGTTCCAGATGGGCTGGCCGTTACTGTAAACATCGTGCATCTCGCAGTGGTAGGGCTTGCGGTCCTGACCCTGGTTGTCTATCGGGAAGATGGTGTCGGCATCGTCCAGGCGCCACCGCCACTTGCTGCCGGTAGTGCAGAAGTTATACGGATAGGTGTTCTTCGCCCGCTGGTCGGTTCCGGCCGTAAACTCCACGAAATTATGATGGAATACGGCGTCGCTGATGTCGAAGCAGTCGGGGATGGTAGCCCGGAAAAGCTGCTTCCTCGCATTGACGAACAGTTCATTCAGCTGGTCGGCCGTGAAGGCTGATAAATCACTGCTTAAATACTCTTTGAGCTGTGTCTTAAGGTTAATCTGCCCGGCCCCGATGTCCGAAGGGATGAATTTCCCTTCCGCCGCCTCATAGTAGTACAGATTGTAGAGGTCGGTATCGCCGGTCTTGGCAATCCAGTACTCATACCCCGTGCTCCGATATTCCGCAACAGAAGCATTCAGCTCCGCCAGCGTGCCGCCAAACGGACGGATGCGGTTGTTGCAGACATATACGGCGTTATAGGAATCTATCCACCTCTGCGCAGAGAGCGGTTCGGTCCCGTCGGCATTCAGCTCTCCGGCGTCGAAGTCCCAGCAATTGGTATCATTATATTGGAAGGCTTCCTCATCGGCATTGTACGCCCAGTATGACTTGCCGCGGTTCCAGGGCACACGGAACAGTGCCCCCAGCGGTGCGTTGTCCGAGCCCTCTACAGAGAGAAGTTCCGGGAAAGCCTCCGTATCATAACCGAAACAAAGGTCATCTCCCTTGTCCGGGCCGAACGTAAATTCTCCCATGCAAGTATATACATCCTGCCCTTCCTCGTTCACGGACTTCGAGAAGCCGATGAACGGCTCCTGATAGACGGCCACACGTATCTTCGGGTCGGCAACCATCGCCTCGTTCTTCATGCCTGTCTCCTTGAAGAGGGCATCGTAGGCATCCACGCTGCCTGCCTTGTGGTCCTGCATGGAGCTCGCCCAGTTCTTCTTGGCGGTCAGGCGCCCGGACTTCGGAACGTTGTCGTACATCAGCACACAGTTCTTGTCCGTGGTACCGTCGGCATAGGTCGCGATGGAGGCTATCTTGTTTCCATCAGCGTCCTTCAGCCCTTTCATCTTAAATCTAATATTCCACTCCAGGTATTTTTTGGAAGATGTACCCTGGCCTTCCACCAGCAGATTGGTAAGCGTGAAGTTCCTCTCCGGCTTGTCCTTGAAGAAGACTTCCAGATTACCCGCCACGCCCGAAGGGTTCATCAGGTTCGGGAAAGGCTTGTCTACCACAAACACGTTGTACAGCAGCTTCGTGGCATTGAAGTCGATATTCACACCCTCACCGTCCAGCACGAGGTTGACGTTTTTCTCCGCAAGCTTCTCGTCGGTGGTCACCAGCTGGTTGATATAGTTCTTCTGTACGGCTTCCGAAGGCAACGCACTGTCGTAGACACGCAGCCCGTACAGGTAGAGGTTGGCATAATCGCTACCCAGCACAATCTTGCCGTCATTGCGGAAGTAGTCGTTGTTCTCGTAGGCATACTGCCGGTTCTTCTTGCCGTTGATGTAGATGGCCACAATGTTGAACCCTGCATTCCCGTAGGCATCGGGCATCACGACTACTGTCAGGCGGATACGCACACCGTTGTCTATAGGTACGTCCTGCGTCGAGCTCTCCTGCATGGACTGGGAGAAGAAGGATACGTTCTCGCCCGACACGCGCAGGCCTACGTTGTTCTCCGCAATGGTGATGATGTCCTTGCTGGCATCCGAGGGATTCTCCACCTTGAAGTCGATTTCGATGGTCTTGCCCCGGCGGGCGGCTTCCGTGGCGAAGGGGCGGTAGTCTATCACGGCCCTGCTGCGGGCGAATATCTTCAGTGCCTTCACTCCGTCGGCGTCAGCCGCCCATCCGTCGTTGCTCCAGTTCAGGTTGCTCCACTCTACCGGTACGGCCGTCTTGTCCGCCTCGTTGATGACGCTCCTGTAATTCGTCTGCGAGTTGGCACGGGTCCGAGGATTGATATAGAGTGCGGCGCCTGCCGTAGCCGAATAGCCCAGCGAGTTGTTCACCGGCAGGGCAATGGGTTCCGTCAGGGCATCCGCACCGTCCGTCACGCCGACTGTGACGCCGAAGTCGGCATCGTCATCCGTCTCCACCTCCATCGGGTAGGTGAAGGTGTTCCTTGCGTTCGCCACGATGGCGTCATTCTCGGAACTGTACACCTCCATGCCGCCTCTGGTGATGGAGAACCTTGCCTCGGTCAGTGCGGACGGACCGTCGTAGATGGCGTAGTCGAACACCGTGTTGTCCTGCCAGTTGGTGAGCTGTTCCGCCACGTTGTTCACGCACATAAGCTTCACGGCTTCGCTGGCCGTACGGATGCACATGATGTTGACCGATACGGATTTTGTCTGGATGGTATTGTCGGAGTTGGAAAGATAGAAACTCACGTTGTATACGCCCGTCGCTCCCGGATGCTCCAGCAAGTAGATATACGGAGTATCCAGATACACGGCTGTGCCTATCGTCTTGTCGTAGCTCTGGCTGTAGCCGTCGCCGGTGACGGTCAAGTGCAGTGTCTTGTTGATGTTACCGTTGATTATCATCGGGATGTTGATGTTCCCGGAGAAGGCGGTCCACCAGGCGAAGTTCGGGGTGCTGATGCCCAATGACGTGAGTTGCACGTTGTAAGTTACCGGTGCGGTGGTCTTGTCGGTATTCTCCCCCTTGATGGAAATCTTCACGCTGTTGCTGCCTGATGACAGCCATTCGGCTATGTCCTGCCTGATGGATACGCCCGAAGAGACTTCCATCTGCTTCACCACGGTGAAGTCGGCATACTTGGCGTTCTTCATCATGATGGTGCACAGGCCGAGTTCTCCGGTAGACTTGTAGGGTTCGTCCAGGCTGTCGCGATACTGCGAGATGAAGGAGAAGTCAAGCACGCACTCCTCGCCGTACTGGGTGGCGAAGCCGAGCGAGGCCATGTTGTTCCGGACATATACGCTGTACATGGTTCCGGCGCCTCCGGCCAGTTCGCGCACAATCTGTTCAAGCGTCGCACCGGAAGCGCCGTCGAAGGCTGTGCCTGGGTCGGTACCGATGACAAGCTGCGCATTCCTCACTTCCTGCAGGGCGTTTTTCAAGTTCTGCATCGCCGCCTTGTTCGTCTCGAGGCTGTTGTCATTAACGCACTTGGCGAACTCGTTGATCTTTCCGACAAGCTCGTTCAGTTCCTCGGCCTTGAGGATGTTGCCACGAACGAAGTTTCTGTTTAATTTATCCATAACCTATCCTAATATATCGTTGTCATCAAGCCTGCTTGAGTCCAGTATGAAGTCTACAATCTCAATAACCTTGCCGCCACGCGCGGCAAGGGCGTGCATTATCAGGTTCGTCTCGAGCATGCCCGTGTCGGCCATGTCACTCTCGATACGGCTGATGACCGCATTCGTGGCACCTCCATCGTCACCGGTCACGCGCTTGCTCAAAACGAACCTGATGTAGCCCATGTCACTTGACGTTCAGTTGGTTGATAATTTCACGCTTCACTGCGGCTATGAGCCGGGAGTTCTTGACTACAAGCTCAAGGGCCTTGCTGTATCGTTCAGGAATCTCCACTGCATCCTTTGAATAGTAGATGCTTTTAGCTAAGTCCTCAAAGCCTATGTCCAGCAGGATACTGCCGTTGTACATCATTTCATTGCCGACGGTCTCGGCTGCGTCGAAGGTCTGTCTGCCGCCCTCGAATGAGGTCTGTGCCTCGATTTTTCTAAAGTTGATTTTCATGATACGTATACTATTAATTTATAATATCCTTTTAATTATCTGGCTGGATAAGATTTCTTGAGTATGCCATTTTTAAAAAACCTCAATCCATACATAGTGTCAAGCCAAACCTCGTCACTTTCGCCATCACCAGTTGAATTCATCATACTAATTATGTTTGTAGAAATACTAAGAATGCTTAGAGTACTTCCATGACCACTAGTTATCGAAATATATGGGCTATTCTCATTACCATCCTTAAAACCGATATCAATAACTTTATCATTATTATTGTCATACACTCTTATGCTGCCATATGTTCCGTCAGTACCATATTCATTTTCCTCCTTTATAGTTACGCGGCTTCCTCCAGACATAGATGTACTAAATTCGCCTTTAAATACTCCGCTATTGGCTGTAACATTATTCAAGGTAATGTTATTCAAAGTCGCATCATTCCCGTTGATGTCACCCGATAATGTAAGGTTATTGGCGGTAATGTCATTCAGCGTCAAGTTCCCGTCCTTGTCCACCACGAACGTGTCGTTCGCCACGATATGCCCGTTGAACCGGATGAGGTCGGCGCTCACCAGCGCATTGCTCTGGAACCTCCCGTCGGGCAGCTCGGTAACGAAAGCGGCTATATACGATTTCTTTACATAACCATCCGAAGCGGTTTTCTCTGCAAACATCTGCACAAGGTTTGATTCGGTGATGAGCCCCGACTTGTCGATGTTCGTGATATGCCCCGCCGCATCAAAACTCACCTTCTTAGACAGCAGCGAGTTGAAATCAGCCGTCGTCACCAGCCCGGAAGTGTTGATGTTCGTGATGTTTCCGGAGCTGTCGAAGTGGATGCCTTCAACCAGCGCGGCGATGGAGTCCTTTGTCACCTGGATGGCCGCCGTGTTCTCATCAGCCGTATCCTGCGCCCCCCGGGCAAGATAATAAGCGTCCCGGGCATCGCTGATACCCTGGTTGGCAAGCCTCGTAGCCTCGGCAATGCCATTTTCCGAATCCGTCACCGCAACCGTGATGCGGTCCCCCAGGTTCTCGATATAGGCAGTAGTTGCCGTGGAAGAAGGTTTCCAATGGCTGATGCTGAATGCTGCTCCTGCCACCTTCGCAGTCTTGCATACGAGAGCATCATTCTTGTAAATAGTGGTGCCGTCATTGTACGTCGCGTTCACCCACATGTCTCCCACGTCGTAGGCATCTGCCACAGTGGGCTGCGACACGAATACACGCCGCTTGCCGTCGGCCGTATCCTGCGCTTTTTTAGCATCTTCCAGCGCCTTCAGCGTCAGGTGGTCGGTGATTTCTTCCCAGGCACCCGACTCGAACCGGTAGCCCTGCCCGGTAGCGGTGTTGTAGAACAGGTCCTGGTCGTGCATGGCCTTCAGCTCCGCAGTCGTCCATTCCGAAGCGGGAATGTTACTCAATGTAGGCTCATAGTCATAGAACCACATCGTGTACTCCTTGTCCGTCTGCTGCTTGATAATGTCGAGATTTACCTGCATGTCGTCAAGGGTCTTGTCCATGTCCTTACCCGTGGCCTGGTTGATAAACCTGGCGGTAATCTCGCTGAGCACCGTATTGAAGTCAATCAACGGTTCGGGCATCGTGTACGAGTTTATCCCATTGTATATGCGCACATAAGGCCCTCCGGCGGTAACGCTGTCCCATACAATGGCACCCTGTCGGCCCGTGTCCGTCCGGTTGCCGAGCTGCACGATGCTGTCTCCGGCAAGCGGGATGTCGCTGCCCGATGCACAGTCGTCCTTGGAGAGGTCTATGTAGTCGTCTCCCGTACCCGTCACGAGCCGCCAGTAGTAGTGGTTGCCCGATTTCAGGTTGAACGTCTCGCAGATGGCCTGGTCATCCTCCTGGAAGGTGTTGTACACGGTACGCCCCTCCGAATCAGTGGTTTTGAAATAGCAGCGCCAGTATGTGCCCTTGTCCTCCACGCGGTTGCAGATGATGCCGCCGCCGGTATTGTACTGCCTGCCCCCGACATAGGTGGACTGCTGCACCTGGATGTCCTCCACGCTCAGCTTCTTCCGGATGTCCACAAAGTCGATGTCGAGATGGTAGTTGCCGTCCGCGTCCCGGTAGATGCCGAAACCTGAGCCTCCGGCTGAGAAGTTCTCCGACACGAGGTCTTTCAGCAGCATGATTTCGTTCAGCGTTGCCGTGCCCTTCACGTTGATGCCCTCGATGAAGGTCATCAGTTTCTCGATGGTCTCGGCGATGTCCTTGCGCACGTAGCGGTCGTCGTTGTCGTTCTTGCTGCCTATAGGGTCAAGCTTGAAGTGCCTCTTCCCGTCGGTCTCCGGTATGCTGTCGTCCTTCGACAGCTTGTAGACGGCACCCCCGTTCTCAAGGGTCGACACGAGCTGTCCCGCATAGGGGAAATAGGCTTCGGCGTCGGTGTTCCTCGCGTATACGCGTGCGTCCTCTATGGTATCGAATACAGACGAGCTGTCGATAGGCCGGTACGTTGTCCTCTTGTATTGCAGCGCGAAGCTGCTTCCGTTTATCTTTACCATGTCAACTCGTTTTGAATGTGAATGTATCGGCATCGTTCGTGCCGTCGGTCCGTATCACCCACATGCGGTAATCCGTTGCCTGGCTTCCGTTAGCGCCTTCCACAGGGATGGAAGTGGGGCCGCTGCACACTCCGGTGTCTTCGATAAAATTACCGGGATATGCGGTCAGGGTGAGCTCGCTCACGGTTCCCTCAGGTATGCAGATTACGATTGTCTTCCACCGGCCGGCACTGAACTTGTAGCTGCCGGCCCCGGTGTACATCCCGCTGCTGCCGAGTGACCGTACCTGGGCCGATGTGGCAGGCACAGAGTCCACAACCCCGGCAAACCACTTGCGGCGCACGTTTACGCTGATGGTGTCGTTCAATGTCTTTTCCGGCAGCTGCCCGTCGGCCGATGCGGCATAAGTGACGGCGGCCTTGTAGGTCTCCCTCTCGATATAGGTGCCGGACAGCCGTCTGACAGCAGTCTGTACACCGGAATTCTCTTCCGAAAAATGCAGTATATTATCCTTCTTGTCATCATAGTAGGCTTCCTTCATGGCACCCTGTCCGTTGCGTGTGGCCGTGTAGGTGATATATCCTTTCGGAGTGCCATATTCCACATCATTTGATGTCGATATGCTGCTCCGGAGTTCCGCTCCTACCGGTCTGTAAAGCATATTGCGAAAAATCTTTTCCCATGTCTCTCCGGAAGCAACCACATCTCCCTTCTTTATATATCCTACATCGCTGGAATTGACAAGGATATCCTTCTTCAGTTTGTCAGACACCTCTGTGATGGAAGAAGAGCCACTGCCTCCGGAAGAGGAACTCCCCCCCATTGACACCACATACTGCAACTGCGAGAGGCTTGCTTCCACTGTCCTCTTCCATCCCTTGCCGACCTTGTTGGTGCACTCAATATTGGCGATTCCCAGGTTGTCCAGCTTCCGCACCACCTTCGTCATCCGGGTATCGAAATATCCGGAAGAGAAATACTTGTCACTGAGCAACCGCACACGTTGACCGAGCTGTAATGGTATGTTTTGCTTGTCTACCCATATATAGTCTGTGTCGCCACCATAGATGGATATGTCATCGCTGTATTTCTCCAAGAAACTGTCCACGGCAGCCTTGTAGTCCTGCTCAGCCTGAGCTTCGTATGATTCTGGCATGCGAATATTCCAGGGAATATACGTGTCTCCCGGCTGGGGTACAAGGTTTCCGCCCGGTATCTGAATGTCATCGGAAGGATAGGTGTTGATGATTTCCCATTCCAGCGTATCCGAATTATAGTTGGCCTCGAACCAGTAATTGTTGCTTTCGGAATTTCCCTGCCCGGCAAGGTCACCGGTCTGAAAGGATATACGTTTCACAAGCCCGGCAATCTCGTTCTTGTTCGGGTCAAATAGCATTCCTTCGTCATTAAAATAGTAGACCGTAAACTTCTTGCCGTCCTCATCCGTCTTTTCTTCACTTCGCACAGAGGTGACCGTTCCGGTGTATTTCGGAAAGATTTCCGAAAATGCGGATTCCTCCACATGCTCGAACAGTCCGTAATGCGTGTTCCGGTCCACATATTTCGCTTTGTCCGGCAACTGGAGACGGCTGTAGCCATAGCGGCTGCGGTCTATGTTCTTAGTGCTGCCAAGAGGAATTAAACGTGTAAAGAACTTCACATCATCACTGTTTTCCGACTGTACCAACGAGGTGAGGCCCTGCAAATAGCCCAGTTCTACGAGCTCACCACGTTCACAACGGGTCAGATTGATTTTGAAATCATCCACCCACCATTCGGACTCAAAAGCGTCGGACATCAGCGACAAGGCATCCCAACAAGTGGCATTGTTGTATTCCACTGTCTTGTTCGCGGATTCCAAAACTTCACCAATGCTCCATACCGGTATAGATGACAATCGGTTCATGTTATCCACCCATTTCTGCAGATGTACCTTCGGACTGTCATTCAGAGAGAACTGCGGTTCATACGCACCGTCCGTCAGGTGCAGGTACATCACCTGCTCAGCGTCGTGGATGGGGGCGTAGAACTTCACCGAGTAGTTGTACGTCTGCCTGTTCTTCTGCTTCGGCTTGTACTCCTTCTTTATACTGAACTTCACTCCCTCCAGCAGCACATAGTCCTCCACGTCCAGCATCACGTAGGACGGGTGGGTAAAGGAGACCGACACAGAGCATTCCTTCATCAGTTCCTGGTTCCAGGTGGAGGAGGAGGATGTGGAAACCGTCAGTTTCAACTCTCCGGACCGGTTATAGATTTTGAGTTCCATTCAAACAGCTTTTAATCGTTATTTAAAGAGCTCCGGGTTTCGGTTCCCGAAACTTCATTTTCCATCTCTCTACGACCGTTCCGCCGGCTACATCCGTCACGGTATCGAAGTCGGAAGAAGACTTGTAGTAGAACTTATAGGCGGATGTCTTCCCCTTTACCTGCAGGTTCACCCATCCGGAATACATGACCTTCATCAATGCCGCACGGCGGGTCTCGCATTTCTCCGGAGAAGAGGCGTATACGGCGAAGTACAACGTCACGTCACGGGCCTTGTAGCAGGATGACGGCAATGCCTCCGGCAGTTCCTCGCCGTTGCGTTCCCGGAAATCCACGGCAGTATACTCCTTCATCTCAAGCGGTTTCAGCAACTCGCTGAGATTAAAGTTATCCTCCTCTCTGTCCTCACAGAGGAAAGCGGAGTATTCCGTCCAGGCATCCTTGCCGTTTATCGTCATATATCCTGTCAAATCTTTCATAAGCTTGCTATATCGTTTTCCATCCGTCCCGGTCCTTGCTTGCCAGAAGGTCGAATATGTCTTCCAGTATCTTGCAGTAAGCGGTGTTCTCAGCTATCTGCAGGAATATATCATGGTCGGCGGAACGTCCCTTCGTCAGTTCCTCCAGCAGACGGTGCATGCCACTGGCATGGTCCTGCAGGGAGGTGAACAATCCCTCCAGCTTCGTACCCTGTTCCTGGCTCATGGCGGTAAAGACACCGCCGCGTCCTGATTGGCTGCCTCCATCTTCGCCCGATGGTTTCCAGTTGAAATCTTCCATCAGCTGCTCACGCTCTTTCAGCATCTCATCGATTATCTTCCGGTAATCCCCGCGCAGCTTCTCCGCCTCCGTGGAAGAAAGTCCGTCCTTGTCGGCCATGTCCGCCCATGAGTCATACAGTTTCTGTATCCGGTCCTTGTATCGCGTGGCTACCAGTGCGGAGAAAATGGCATTCTGCAGGTACTTCTCAAAACTGTCCGCAAAATCCTCCGAAGTGGCATCCATATCGGACAGCATGGAGACGAAGCTGTTATAGAAGCTGTCAAAGTCCGTCTTCGTCAGTGCCTCCTTGCGGGCTTCCTGCACCTCCTGCCAGGCTTCCTCGCTTTCGATAATCTGGTTCAGGTAGTCCTGTGTGTCCTCGTGCAGTTCGCTCCAGAACCCGCTTGCTTCATCACGAAGTCTCACCAACTGCTCATACGAGAGGTCGAAGAGTCCCGTCATGCGACCGTCCCCTATGCCGTATTTATCGAAGTCGCTACCCAACACCTTCCTGGCTTGCTCCCAGGCGGACCGGGAGATGTCCTTGCGCTGGTCGGTACCGTGCGAGGCGCTTGACCCCACGCCCAGAAACCCCTTGCTTGCACCTGCATTCAGATAGGCCTTACCCATCTCCCGGGCATAGTCCTGCTGTTTTTTCAGCAACTCACGGGCACGCTCATAAGAGTTGTCGGCATTGGCGAAGTCGTCCGCCTCCATGGAAGCAACGAGCTCCTTCTGTTTGGAAATGACCCTGTCGAGTACTTCCATGTAACTCTCGTATTTCTCTTTGGCCTGCCGGTAACGTCTTTCCGATCGTTCGCCTCCCCAGTCGGCACCGAACAGGCTGCCCACGCTCTTGATGGCACCGCCCACGGTGTTCACCACACCGCTTATCATGCCGCCGATATCCATGCTGAGCAGTGATTGGGCAAACTGGCTGATGCCTTCGCTCATGGTGTTGAATCCTTCCACCACACCTTTCACATTCTCGTCAACAGTGACGCCAAAGCCTTCCAGTGTGGAGATGATGGTACCGGCAGCTTGACCGTAGGATGACATCCTGCCCGCCACACCCTGCAGCGATTGCGCCAATGCCGCCTGCTTTTTCAGACGGTTGTTCTGGGCGGCTGCAAGGTTCCTTTCAGCCTGCTCCTGGGTCAACAGTCCAGCTACAAGTCTGCCGGTCTCGTCCCTATACATACCCGTAACCACTTCACCTCCTGCCATTACGGTGTTCAGGTCTTCCTGGGCGCTCTCCACTGCCGCCTGGGATTCGCCGTACTCTGCCAGCGAGCGTTTCAATTCCCGGAAAGGCTTGCGGTCGGCAATCTTCAGGTCTATATCCGTAAGGGCATCCTGCAATTCCTTTAAATCGGACGGGCGCAGTTCTTTGGCAGCGCCATTGATATATTCTTTCAGCTTGTCACGAAGCGCGGAAAGCGCTTCCGTACTCTGTCCATCCAGATTGCCGAATACGTCAGCCAGGTTGACGGTCTTCTTGAATTCCCCGAAGTCCAGTTCCTTCAAGTCGTTGTCCCGTTTCTTTTTCAGTGATTCCTTCTCGCCTTCGGTTTCGGCACGGGCTATCTTCAGTGCATAGTCCTGCACGATGGCAAGGCGCTTGTCCTGGTAAGTGCCGTATTCCTTGTTGTAGTCAATCCAGTCCTGGCGGTTCTTCTCGCGCCATTCCTTTTCTATATTATAGGTGTCCTGCAGGTATTGTACCCGGGCAAGGGCGCGTTGTGCCGTCGCGCCGTCCTTCACCTGCCTCTCTTCTTCGGGAGTCACCTTCCTGCCCGCCTTCCTTGATTTCTCCAGTTTGGCAAGGGTATCGCGTTCTTCCTTGTCGATAGCGGCAAGAGTGTCATTATACTCCTTTTCGGCAAGCGCCTTGCGTTTTTCCCGTCCCTCCACCATCACGGCGATGCGGGCGGCCTCCACTTTCCGCTGGGCACGGATGCGGGCGTCGGCAAGCTCGGCGGCATAGTCAAGTCTGGTACCTTTGGAATTTTCTTTGTCCGTCTTCTCCGTGATCCCGGCTTCCTTCAGTTTTCTGGCGGACTCCATCAGTTTGTCATTGTATGTTTTTGTATAAGTCTCCGCATCCTGCTCCGCTACTTCCTTAATGGCATTCTGTTTCCCGATACCTGCATTCCAGACGGTTTCAGCCCTTGATGTGCCTTGTTTGTCGGACATGGAGCCCGGAGTCCATTGAGGGTCAAGGAACAGGAATGAAACCGCCTTGTCTTTCCAGCTTGGACCCTCCTTCTTTTTCCGGTCTATCTCCGTCTGGGCCTTCAATGCCTTTTCTGCCTCTTCCGCTGCCAGCTTAAAGGCTGCGGCAGCCTCCGCACGCAAAGTCATGGCCTGGATAAAGGCCTCCGTATTTGTAACCAGCGCGTTCTCGGCTTCATCCACATTGCTTACGGACACGCCCAGCTTGTCAAATTCGTCCTTGTTGTCCGTAATGAACTTCTTTTTCTCTGCCAGGTCATTGCCCAGCTGATTCCAGCGTTCCTGCAAGGAGCGGATTGTAACAAGCTGTCTGCCGAGGCTGGAAGTGTCCAGCGAGTCATTTATCTTTTCCTGGGCATCCGCCATCTCCAGGGCGGCCCTGCTTCCTTTTCGCATCCGGCCGGCAAGCTCCCATATCTCTTTACTGTATACGACAGTCAGCGTGATGGCGGTAGCCATGAAAGTCTGCCACGAGAAAAGGGACGAGAGCACCTGCTTCCATACCGGTGTCGCCTTCTGGCCTGCCGCCGTCAGTCTCTCGTACTCCTTTCTGGCATTGCCCACCGCATCCGTAAACATCGGGATGTTGTTGGATATGGCCAGGAAGAACATCTGCGGTCCCATGGCCAGTGACGGAAGCTCGCGGGCTATCTGCGCCATGCTCATCTTCACGCTGTTCAGTTTCGGTGCGGGGTCATTGCCTATGACGGGTGTCTCGCCCGCCCGTTTTTTGGCAGCCTCGTATTCCTTAAGCTGTTCCTTCAACCCGCCGATGGCACCCTTCAGCGCCTGGATGTCAGCCATCTCCCTCTCACCGGCAAGCCCTTGTTCCTGGAGATTCTTATACTCCTTCTCCAGATCTTTCAGTTCCAGTTTCAGATGCCCGATCATCCGCCTGGTGAAAGCCTCCATGTTGGCCACGTTGCCTTCCACCGACCTCATGCCCGCCAGCGTCTTGTCATCAAGGAATATTTCAAGTTTAATGGGATTCATCAGCGTTTTCCTCCTCGTCAAGCAATTGTTGTAAATAGTCTGCCGGAGATATGTCCGGCTGCCCGTTGCGGCTTCTCCTCTCGGCAACCATCTCCTGCGTGGTCTTCTTCCTTCCCGGCACATGGCGGGGGAAGTCCTGCCACATCAGCATCAGCATCGGGTAGTTCACACCGCGCATGATGTAGTCCACACTCCAGCCCGTGTCACGGGCTATCTGTCCCACGAGACCGAACGGGCTATGGGCGGGCTCCGTGTACCCCTTTAACTCCCGTTCTGTTTTCTTTGGCTCAGATTGGGCGCTGTCAGGCTCATCACCTCTGCCAATCTGATAGTACTCCCGAAAGGGACCGTGCTCATCGTGCTCAGGGCGATCATCCATGCCTCCTCCAGGGCGGCGGGGTGCATGCAGTTGCGCAGCATCCATGCCACCGGACGGTTCAGAAGCCTGCCCGACACCCTGCCGCGGACGATGGCATATGCCACCATGCGGCTCACTGTTTTGGTATGCTTCACCATAAACTCCAGCTTCTGTTCAAAAGTGTAGGCCCTGAGTTCCTCGTATGTCACACCCAGTTTCAGATACATCCGTGCCATGCGGCAGCGGCTTTCCAGGGTTGGTATCCGCATCACCCAGCGGATGTGTCTCCCTCCGGGAAGCCGCAGCGGAAGGGAGATGCCGGCATCCGACATGACCCTCTCCGCAAGGGATTCCATTTCAAAGTTCGGTTTCATGGGCAGCCCCCCATTAGCCTGCAGCCTCGGTACCCGTATCCGGGTCGATGCCCTTGGCGAAGAGCTTCATGCGCTTGCCCTCGGCATCCTTCAGCAGCTCGATGTTCAGGGAAAGCCCCAGCACGTTGGATGAGTTGATGCCGTTGGCAAAGTCACTGCCGGTCACCTTGGCATTGTAGAAGCGCAGGGTCTCGCCGCTGTCGGCAACCACGTCCATCACGCCCGTGGCTTCCCAGTTCTCGGGGGGCTCCCAGTTGTTCTTGGCGTCCTTCGTGCCGCCGATGGTGTTCACCAGGCTCTCGGCGTTCAGCTCTATCAGGGTGCAGGTGAATGCCTTCTTGCCGGGATTGGTGGTAAGTGTCATTACCGGGCCGTCCTTCACCTGCGCGGCGTAGATGTCCGTGGTACTCGGGGCGCTCCCGGCAGGCTGCAGGCCTTCCTCGCTGATAAGGCCGATTTCCTTCCCCTTGAATTTGAGGTGCGCCAGTCCGTAAATTAATCCGTCCATAAATTCTTTTGTTTTTTAAGTTCTGTTCAATCGCCGTTTAATCAGTATCAGAAGAAGGACGGCAACGGCCAGCCGACCTGTCCATATTTGAAACCACTGCCAGCCGGTGGGTTCCCTTATCACCTCAGGAGGCAGGGTCTCTACCGCTGAGGATGTCTCGTTGCGGATACGTGTCAGTTCTTCCGTCAGCATTATTACCTGGCGTGCCAGACTGTCGCAGGTGGCAGTCACCTCCAGGCTGTCTTCCGATATGCGATTGACATTCACTGTTGCCTGCCCGCTGCGCTTACTGAAGCCCGTCCCCACAGGTATCGAGGTTAATATCTTCGTCGGAAATGCCGTCCTCGCCACACTGGGAGGAACGGGCTGCTGAAGGAGAGCGAACCCGCTTCTGCCTTGCAGGCTGTCGGTATGATGGCTGGTCTGCATCAATTCCCCCTGACTTCTGCAACTCGATACGGATAGGACAATCATTATAATGGCGGCAAGTGGAAGCCTTACGGATAGTACGGTTGAGTTCACGTACCGCCTTGTTAAGCTTGATGTTCTCATTCTGCAATTCAATTAATGTCCCCGAAAGGTTGTCATACATTTCTTTATAGGCATCGTTCCGCTCCTTGGCGGCGATTACCTTGCTGTTCTCCCGGTGTCTCAACCATGCCCAGAGGGAACCGGCAATGCCGCTCGGCACAAGCCACTGGAGAATCTGCATTATCGTTTCCATGTTCATGGCCAAGTAGTTTTCAATAATCACTTAAAGCAGGCTCCAACCCGTGATAATGTCCTCCATCACGGCAGGTACTCCGTTTTCCACCTGCGACATCGCAGCCGCAAAAGCGCACATCGTACCTTGATCACCCACATCGGGTATATAGCTTGCCGGCACCTGCATCTCCTTGCACACACGGCTGATGTAACCGTTCGTGTTGTTCTCTGTGGGTGGCGCCCAACGTCGGATAAAGTCGGCAATGGTGCGGCAGCCGTGTTTGCGGCGATAGTTCTGTAACAACTTCAGACCGGCACGGTAGCCGTAGGCCATCGTCCTGAACTGGCAGAACGAACGGTCCTGCGAAGGCCGGATTTCCCCCTGCCACACGGTGGTGGCAGAGAGACGGATATTCAGCGGGTTATTGTTGCGTAGTCCTCTGCTCATCACTCGCTGATATCTGAAGTTCCGATACTGATGTAGGCGTTTCCGTCGTACATCAACGTGGTGACCTTGCTTGCGGCACAAGCCACCTCGCCGATGGTCTGGGCATTGGCACTGGCGTTCTTGACGATGAGCAACGAACCTGCCTGGACTTGCGTGTCCAGCGTGAAAGTCGTTGCGGCGGTTCCGGCTGCAATATCCACAATCTGGGGATTGCAGTCATGTACCAGGGACTTGTCTTCGGGTTTGCGGGTTACGGCAACCGGGAACGGTATCTGTACACAGCGGTCACCTTCTTCTGTATAGGGGGCGAAGAAGTCAAAGCTTCTCCGCGATTTCATGTTAATGTAACTCATTGCACTTTAATTTTCAAGGTTAGGATTTCTTCGTGGTAAACATGGCGCCCAGATACTTGCCGGTGATGGGCAACGCGATACCGCGCATATTGAATCCGAGCACATCACCGCGGTATTCAGGGTCGTTCAGACGGTAGTACATGTCCTCCATGCTCTTGGCACGGCAGACGGCGTCACGGTACCATACGGTGGAGGCGATGGCGTCCGTATCGCGTACCGGAGCGTCCCATTCTACTTTCTTGCCCGTAGTACCGTTGTATTTGGGCACCATGGAAGTGACGTGAATTTTGAAGCCGAACATGGAACCGGTGGAGAAGAACGTCTTGAACATCTCCAGGTCCTGGAGCTGAAGGTCAGTGGCATGGTAGGGATGCAGTGCCAGGATTCGTCCTTCCTTGGGTACCTGCATCATGTCAAGCCGCGTGGAGAGCGCCAGGACCTTTTCATAAGTCATGGCCACATAGCCGGTGCCCTGCTTGCTGGCATTGCCGTCGTTGATTTTCAAGACCGGAGTGGTCTCGCTGTCCTGCGTGGGAGCCCAGTTGTAGATGGCCAGTTCGGAGAACTGCATCTGCAGGGACTTCTGATGCCCGGCAGCCACACTCCTGCGTTTCTCGGCGGATTCCTCGATTTCGATGGCGTTGATATGTACGGTGTTTTCCGTATCGAAGCGCTTCATCGGAATCTTGTAAGGCTTGTCGCCGCGTGCCACTACCGGTATCGGATATACCTCGTTGTCGATGAATACCCTCGGGTCGATACCCGCTTCCTGCAGGTTCAGGTACTCGTTATCGGTCCACATGCTGAAATCACGCGAGTCGGAAACGAACGAGGTTTCCGGATAGAACTTCTCGATAATCTCGGGAATCCAGATTTCCTTGTTCAGCCCGTCTGCCAGACAGCCGGTAAGTTGCAACGGAACCAGCGAAAGCCCCATCTGGATGCTGAACATCAGGTTATGGTCGATGCCGATACTCTGTGCAAACAGACCTGAGGTGGCAAAATTGAACAGCATTGCTGTGAGCAGTGAAAAGATGAATTTTGTCTTCATTGTCTTTTGTTTATAAAATGATTATTCCGGGTATTTACCGTAGGCTTCATGGAACTTCTCCCGGTAGAGGTTCCTGTCCTTTTTAAGTTCCTTGAGCATATCCTTTTCCAGGATTTCCTTGAAAGACATGTCTGCCAGCTGCACGTTTCCTCCGGCCTTTCCTTCAGTCTGTACCTGGGAACTGACGGACTGACGTACGGAAATGGAGCTGAGGCGTACTTCGGCCTTTGCAAAATCAACGGCAAAGTCCTCCAGCCAGCTCTCACGTCCTTTGGCGTCAATACGCCCGTCTTTAACAGCCGCGTCCACCAGGGTGACGGCTTTTTGCTTATTGGCTTCCTTCTCCTTCGTCTCAAAGGCCGTCACACGCTCCTGCAATGTCTGTTTCTCACTCTTGAGCGTGGCGTTCTCGGCCTGCAGGCTGTCGCGCAGGGTAATCAGGCCCTGTACTGCTTCCCGGATAGCCTGGTCGGATGCGGAGTCCGACAATTTCAGCATCTGTGTCAAATAACTCATATTCTCCTCTTTTTTATGGTTAATACTGATTTTTTTATCCATCAGTCTGACAAGCGCCTGCCCGTCAGACAAGTCTATACGTTTGTTCGTCGCGCGGTCATACATGGCAAGGGCGTTATGGTTGGAACCTATGGGGCAGACGGACATCTCCCGCATGGTCCACTTTATGGCTGTAGGCCCTGTCTGTCCCGGAAGTTTCAATGCGGGGTCATCACTGACCTCTTCAGGAGGCCAGGCGCCGATACTGGCCATGCGCAGGAAGCCGCGCTCCACCTTGCCGGCTATTGTGCGCCCTTTTTCGTCCTCCTCGTCGAAAACGACATCCACCAGAATCCTGCCGTCCTCCACACGCACGTTTTCGCCGCGTCCTATCGGGGTGTCCCAGTCATTATGGTTGTAAAGTACCACGGGGTTCTTTCTGAATTCTTCCAGATTGGCCCCCGAGGTCAGCATGCGGAAACCGTAAGTGTTTACGGATTCGTCATGTACGCAGAATGTATATGTTTTGCCCATTGCTTTTCCCGTTTTGTCTGCTGCAAAATTCAGAGATAAAAAGAAGGTGTGCAAATCCCCCTGTAACAGTTTCCTTCCGGCTGGAAACTGTTACAAGCCAGGTGGAAACCATTACAGACGGATTATTTTAATCGGTATGCGCTGCCTAACTTTGTACTGTAATAATCAAGAGAATGAATATGTCCAAGACACTAACGAACCAACAGAAGAAGGACTGGGCGAAGATGCTCTACATGCAGGGAGAACTGCAAAGCAGGCAGATAGCCGAAAAGGTGGGCGTCAGCCCTGTCACCATGAGCAAATGGAGCAGGGAGGGCAACTGGGAGATGCTGCGGGCGGCAGTCACCACCACGAGGGAGGAGCAGATACGCAACCTCTACATGCAGATAGCGGAAATGAACAAGGCCATAGCCGAGCGCGGTGACAAGTATGCCACTTCCACCGAGGCCGACACCATCAACAAGCTGTCCGCCGCCATCGCCAAAATGGAAGGGGACTACGGCATAGCCGATATCATCAGCGTGAGCAAACAGATCCTTTTCTGGCTACGCAAGCGTGATCCGCAGAAGGCAATCGAACTCAGTTATTATTTTGACGAATTTGTAAAGGAGAAATTAAGGTAACGCCATGGCAAGAAAAAGACTGACAGGAAACACCAGGGCACTCTCCGACGACTGGGAAGAAACCCTCAGACAGATACGCACACAGACCGCCGTTGACTTCACCATGACCGGGGAGGAAAAGGCAAGGAGATTGCGCGAGCTGGAAGCGGACCCTGTCGCATGGGTGAAGTTCATGTTCTACAGATATGCCAAATACGAGTTTGCAGGATTCCAAAAGAAAGCCATCAGGCGCATCATCGGGCATTCAGACGGGAACTGGTACGAAGTGCTGAGCTGGGCGCGTGAGCTGGCAAAGTCCACCATCGTGATGTTCATAGTACTCTACCTGGTCATCGTGAAGAAGAACAAGCGGTGCGTCATCATGGCATCGGCGACCAATGACGGCGCGAGGAAGCTGCTGAACCAGTACCGGGCACAGTTCGAGGCGAACGAGCGGCTGAAATATTTCTACGGCAACCTCATCGGTGACAAATGGACGGAGGACTATTTCACCCTCAGCACCCGCGTGTCGTTCATGGCAATGGGATGGGGACAGTCACCGCGCGGAGTCAAGATGGACGAGGTACGCCCGGACGTATTGCTCATGGATGACTACGATACCGACGAGGAATGCCGCAATCCGGAGACTGTGAACAACAAATGGAACTGGTTCGAGCAGGCGCTGTTCTTCACCCGCTCCATCAGCGAGGCGCTGCTTACCGTCTGGACGGGGAACGTCATTGCGAAGGACTGCTGCGTCTCACGTGCCGGCAACAAGGCAAGGGAACTGGCCGCAAGGGAGAAACCTATCGGAAACTGGGATATCATCAATATACGCATGGTGGATATAGGCAAGCCCGATCCGCAGGCGGATTACCAGTTCGGAACGTCCGTATGGCCGGAAAAGAACACTGAGGAGACGATAGACGAGGTACTGGCACAGGTGAGCCTCGCCAGCGGGCAGAAGGAGTGTTTCAACAACCCGGTCGTGGAGGGTTCCTACTTCAAGGAGATACGCTGGGGAGAGTGCCCGCCCATAGGCAAGCTCAAATATATTGTCAGTTACGGGGACCCGGCACCGAGCAACACCACCGGCAGGAAGGCGAAGAAGAACTCCTTCAAGGCGAATTTTCTCATGGGGCTATACGAGGGAACGCTGTATGTATATACCGGATATCTGCGGCATGTCACCAACGACGAGTTCGTGAACTGGTATTACTATCAGCGGGACTACGTAAGGGAAAGGACGCAGCAGAGGAACTACATAGAAAACAACAAACTGCAGGATCCGTTCTACCAGCAGGTATTCGTTCCTCTTTTCCTTGCAAAAGGGAAGGAAAAAGGACATTACATCAATATCTCACCCGATGGGCGTGACAAACCTGATAAATTCGTACGTATAGAAGGTAATCTGGAACCGTTGAACAGGGCGGGAAGGCTCGTTTTCAACATACGGGAGAAGGACAACCCGGACATGCAGCGGCTGGAGGAGCAGTTCAGGCTGTTCGATGACGGGCTGCCGGCACCGGCAGACGGACCGGATGCCATCGAGGGGGGATATTACATGTGCCAGCAACTGAACGCCCACATGGAAGCCGGAAGCTACTGGATAGGAAGACGCCCCCATAACAAAAAAAGAATGTGACAAACCATTAAAAATGAACATATATGGCTTATTTGGAAGTAGAGGAAATGACAACCCATATCTATGAGGAGGATATGGATACCATCAGCCATGGTGATGACGCGGCGATGATGTCGGCCATAGACGCCGCCATAGAGGAGGTGCAGGGATATCTTACCAAGTACGACACGGGAAAGATATTCGCCGCCAGGGGAAAGGAACGCAATCCCATATTGCTGCTTTTTGTAAAGGACATAGCCGCCTGGCACTTCTGCAATATCTGCAACGCCGGAGTGGATATCGAAATGCGCGAGAAACGTTACGACCGCGCCATTGAATGGCTCAGGAACAATCAGAACAGGCAGAACCCGAACCTGCCGGCAGCGCCGGAGCAGCCGGGACGGCAAGAGTGCAGGCACTGCGGGGAAATGGCGTTCGGAAGCAACAGGAAACGTGACAACCACTTTTAAACGGAAACCTTATGACAAACAGGAAGAGAAAAAAACGGCAGGCAGGCGCTGTGCCCAAAAAGATTGTGACGCCGGTATATAATCAGATACTGGTGCAGCCCGTGCACAGGGGAATAAACGATATAGGCACATGGAAAAGTGCGCTCAGGGCGGCTGACATGGGGCTGCGCAGCAAACTGTACGACCTGTATGAGGATATACTCATGGACGGGACTGTGACGGATGCCATCGGCAAACGCATAGAGGCGATAACCGACTGCGACATCAACTTTACGGTAAACGGAAAGGAAGTACCCCGGATAACGGAACTCATAGATACTGTGGAGTTCGAGAACCAGCTGAAAGAGATCATGTGGAGCCTTTTCTGGGGAATATCCGTAGACGAATATTCTTTCGTGAACGGGTTCGACTTCAACAGCATACCGCGTAAGCACATACGTCCCAAAGAGAAGCTGATACTGCGGCGCCAGTACGATACGGACGGGATCAGTTACAGCGATGACGGCATGATCATACAGTGGGGAGAGGATGATGATCTGGGGCTCTTGCTGAAAGTGGCTCCCTATGTGATATACAAGCGCGGGGGATTCGGGGACTGGGCACAGTTCGTGGAACTCTTCGGGATGCCGCAGCGCATAGGAAAGTACAACAGCATGGACGAACAGAGCAGGAGGCTTCTCATACAGGCGTTCGAGGAAGCGGGATCGGCACCGTACATTGTCATCCCCAAAGAGAGTGACGTGGAACAGACGACACTCAGCGGAAGCAGCAACGGCGCGCTCTACAACGATTTCCGCAATGCCTGCAACGAGGAGATACTCATAACCGTACTGGGACAGACCATGACCACCAGGGACGGCGCGTCGCTCTCACAGAGCAAGGTCCACATGGAAGTGCAGGAGAAGAAACACCGCAGTGACCGGCGTTTTGTCATACGCATGCTGAACAAATACCTTGTACCGCTGCTTGAAAGCAGGGGATATCCGGTGCATGGCGGCAAGTTCTCGTTCGTGGACAAGAAGGACGAAATCACGGTGAACGACCTGAAGACGCTTTCCACCATGATTCCCATACCCCGCAGTTACGGCTATGAGAAATACGGCATACCTGAGCCGAAGGACGGCGAGGAAATATTTCTGGGGACACCAACCCAAACGGATGGCGAAACGGATGGCGCTGCAAAGGCCAGACCGGGAAAGCAGGATGCCCCCCCGCATGATCCTATAAAAAACAAGGATGAATGTACACTGTGGGAACGGGTGAGGTCTTTTTTCGTAGCAGCCCCGCATCCGGGCGGGGCTGGCATAATCCGCATGAGTGATACCTCCCCTCTGGATGAAAGGCTCATCGCTGCCGTATGGAACGGTGAACTGGCCGGTTTCAGTCCGGAGCTTTTCCGGTTCTTTGCCGAAGACTTTTTAAAGGCTGTTCGAACGGCATTTGAAGAAGGACCGAGAAATGCCGATGTGGGCGTGGCCTACAAATTGTCGGATGACCTGTTCCGTATGGCTATGGAGCAGAACCTGTTCCATTTCTCCGCTGCCAAGACGCTGGCGGAGATACAGGAACTGAACAGACTCTTCCGGGAAAGCGGGAGCTTTGGTGAGTTCCACCGCAGGGCAAAGGAAGCCACTGAAGTATTCAACAAGACCTGGCAGAGGACGGAATACGAAACGGCGGTACTCACAGCCGAGGGTATGTCCACCTACCGGAAATTACGGACGAAGAAAAAGGTATATCCTTTCTGGGAGTACCTGACGGTGAACGACGGCAGGGTACGTGAGGAACACATGAAACTTCATGGGGTCATCCTGCCTGAAAACGACCCGCGGTGGAACAAAATATACCCGCCGAACGGTTGGGCATGCAGGTGTCTCGTGACCGGACGGATGAAGCACCAGGTAAAGGTCGATCTTGAAGAGATGCGCCGGCGTGTGGACGATTTCCTGAAAACGGCCGAATGGAAAAAGGCCGAGGCGCAAGGCTGGGGAGTGAACCGCTGTGACTCGGCACAGATATTCACCGCCGACCAGATGTACATCCGCAAGTTCCCGCAGCAGGCTTCCTCTTATCTGAAGAACATGACAGCCGAACGCTGGAACCTGCCCGGGGTACAGGCCATGAAGAGGGATGCTTCCGGGAATATCCCTGCCAGTGAGCGGAGTGAACAGGAGGTATGGGAAACATACGCTGAAGACGGAAGAATTGTGCTGACGGATTACGACGGCCGGAAAGTGGTTGTCGAAAAGAGACAGTTCGACAGCCATACTGCAGGCAAGGGACGGGACAACCGCATAAGGTACTGGGATGCCATGCTGGAAACCCTGCACGCCCCGGACGAGGTGTGGCTCAACGATGAGATAAAGCATGACCTGCTCGACACCTATTGTCTGTTGAAATACTACAACGACGAGGTTCTGGCCGTAAACTACCGGATAGAGGGGGAAAAACTGGTGCTGAAGACCTGGTATGTCATGCAGACACGCACACCGGGAAACCGGAAGGTAAACCTTAAAAAGGAGATATGGGACAAACGCCGCAGAGGGCTGCTGATAAAAAAGCGTCGGAGTGCATCCTCGCCTCCGTCCGAACCGTAAAGGTGAAACGATCCCGTCGCTTCTCCGCCCGTCCGGATTGGATAGCCGGTCTTGCACTCCTTCTTGGGGCTGATCCTGCCTGGCGCTGTCGATTCTCAGACCTTGCAAATCCCCCTTGCACCCCCGGGGTGTTGGATACGTGTTGTCTCCCCGTCAGGACAGGACTTCGATGCAAATATAGCCATTTTAAAACGTAAGGCAATGGATTTTGGCAAGGAATTGGAACAAAGGGTGAAAGAGGCCATGGAGGCGGTGCCCGAGGCGGTGGCTTCCACGGCGAAACGGTATTTCCTGGAACGTTTCTCCGAAAAATCATTTGACGGTGAGCCGTGGCCGCCATGGAGTAAAAGATACAGACCCGGAAGGGGGACGCTGCTTGTACAGAGCGGAGCCCTGCGCAAGAGCATCGACATAGACGGGATCAGCGCCCGCAAGGTGGTCATTACTGCCGGTGGTGACAGGGTGCCGTATGCACGTGCCCATAACGAGGGGTTCTCCGGCAGCGTAGTGGTTCCTTCCCACAGCCGCACCGGCAGGAAAGGCAAACAGTACGTTGTAAAGCAACACACCCGGAAGGCTTTGATTCCCCGGCGGCAGTTCCTGGGCGAAAGCCGGGAACTGAACCGCATATTGAAGAAAGATATCGGACTACTGTTTAAAAACATCATGGAACAATGAAAAAAGAAATTCTCAAAGCGGTCATGGACCGCATACGTCAGGAAGTGCCGGCACTGCGCTGGGTGGATGCCGACGAAGGACAACTCGACTTTTCGGACAGCCGACCGCCCGTGGCCTTCCCCTGCTGCCTGGTGGAACTTTCCTACCCCGATGCGGACAACATCGCAGTCGCACACGCGTCGATACAACGTGTAGAGGCCGCTGTAAGCCTGAAGATAGGTTTCAATGACTGCGCCTCGTTCAATGCAAACAAACCCGTGGCCGTCCAGGATGTGGCGTTTGCGCGCATCGATTTCCTGGAGGATATTCACAAAGCGTTGCAAGGCTACCGCATGGACAACTGCAGCAAGTCATTCCGGCGCAAGAGCTGCCGGCCGCAGAAACGACCGGACGGGCTGAAAGTATACGAGGCTGTATACATGGCGGAGTTTATTGACAGAATATGATTTCTACCACTTCCAGCAGGGATACATCCGCTGGAGCTGGCGTGCCGTGGTGTGGGTGCTGCAAAGGTGCTCGAAGAACTCGGAACATTCGAGCCAGGCGTTGTTGATCGTACGCTCGTCAACGAAGAACTCCTTCTCCGCAAGAATGACAATCACATCGTCAAGACGGCGGCGCATGATTTCACGCCAATAGTAAAGACGGGCCGTCATCACACGGTTGCGCAGCCGGATACGCTCACTGCGGCTGGAAGCCGTACGGCGTAGCGGAGTGGTCGAAAGCTTGCCGCACTCGCCGTTGAAACCAAGAGGATTGCCCGGAAAAAGTTCTAACTGATTGCCCATACCCCGAAAATATCAATCGTTACCATAAATACCCTGAAAACCTGATACAAAGATAACAATAACGGCATATATACACAACAAAGGCCGCCATATTAATCATACGGCGGCCTTTCGAGGATTCATCGGCGTGTCTTCAACCTCATGGACAGCATGGCCTTGTCCCATAATACCAGAAAAGCATCCCAATAATCCTGAAAGCAGAAATAGTACCAGCTCATTTGCAGATACCATATCGGCAGATAGGCTATGAATATGGCGAACCACAAGGGGATGAGCAGCCAACGAAGCACCAGTCTTGTTCTGTTCATTATACGTCAGTTTTAAAACCGATACCGATAGCCTGCAATCTTTTTAAGGCTTGTTTCTCATAATCCTTTTTAAGTTTCTCACTGATCTTATTTTCCCAGCAATCCACACAAAAAGGTCCATCGGGAACATTATAGCAACCACCTTTTATCGGCTTCCCACATTTCTTGCATTGTAACTCATTATCCATTGGGTTCATATCTTATCAGTTATACTCCAATTATCTCATCATTGATACGAAATATGCTATCACTCACAAAATCGTATATCTTATACATAAGTTCTGGTTCTTCTTTTTCCGGAGAATAAACCATCACTTTTTTGCCTGCACCTTTCATCCATCCGGCTTCTGTATTGGCTGACCGACCACAAGGAAGAACCATTACGCACACATCAGCCCATTGCATACCATTGAAATCAGAATTAAATCCTTTTTGTGCAATCGGATGATTGAGAGCTTCTCTGTATTGTTCTGTTGTCCATTGCTGCCAATTAGGATCTATATCAGACCATTGAAAACCACCATTGCCATGAGGGGGATTCCTAAAGTCATATACTTCGTGACCTTTATTTCTGAGAAACGATACAACATCCTGTTGATATGAGTTTCTCCAACTACTTGCTACATAAATCTTTGCCATACACTATAAATTTTATTTTAAAATTTATATTTTTGCATCGTTGTTGTACTTGTGGCCGAATGGATAAGCTCCATCTGATAAATGGATATGTAGGTTCAAATCCTTCCAAGTACGATTATTGTCAAATTAAATATTGATAAAAATATGACACCACTACTATTAAGTATAGCAGCTGGGGTTATTTCAAATTTATTATCAAATTATATTACCAAAAAATATCAGAAAACAACCCCGGCAATAATATACAACATCACCAATATAAACTATTATGGAGACGTTCAAAACGTTTATCTTGGCAGGGTTGAAAAATAATTTTTTGGAGGGAGCGGGTTTTTCCCGCTTCCTTTTTTATTCATTTCTTTTTTATATTTGAGTTATTTTCTTATTCATTTTTGAATTGCCTTTAGTCAACCCGATATAGCCTGCATCCCGTCTTCTCCTTCGCCCTGAGCAAAAAGCTGGCGGCCTCGTCACTGTCAACTACCAACCTGATGGCGGTAAGCCCTTCCGTTTTGGGCTTCTGCAGAAGCAGGGAGCAGGGCTGGTCATAATAGTTCCAGTAGAAGATGAAATCCGCCACATGGAAATTGTCTATCTGGACAATGTATTTTACGGGAATACGCATAAGACTTCAGTGATTAAATGTTGTTTGAATTCCCTCTGAGGCAGGGTTTCACTTCCCCGTCCGGTACCCAGTCCACCGTAACGATGCCCTTCACTTTGCCAGTGCCGCCACACTTGGGGCAAGGGACCAGCTCCGTGTCCTTTACCGTGATATCCCCCTGGAAATAGCCGTTGCCCTGACAATAGCCGCAGGAATACCCCGGGAATTCTCCGACGGTCTCCCGTCCCGTTCCGAAGTGGGGCGCCGTTACCAGCACCCCGTTCTGTTTCTTGCTCATGGTCTGTTCTGTATTAAGTTCTTTTTCTCCTTTCATAATTCCAGCCGTTCAGTCTGTACACCTCGCGCCGTGCCTCTTCCCTGGTCGGATATTCATTCACCTTGGTGCCAAGAGTGGATGTCCTCGGAGGGAAGCTGTCACCCTGACGGTAGGTGATATCGAGATACACCGCCCAGCACCGACCGCGGGGACGGTACCGGTAACAACGATGTATCTCCCTCATCTCACTGCTCAACCGCATCACTCTCCTTTTTAGGCTCCACATAGAAGGTCTCTTCCTGCACCACCTGCACACCGATCTTCGGGAAATAGGATACCACGTCAGGATTCTCACGGTCAGCCAGCAGTCTGTCCTTGGCAAGCTCCTCACTGGTGCGGATATACTGCGGCAAAAGCTCCTTGCATAAATTCGTCACTGCCGCCCAGGTGAACCCCTTCAGGTTCTTCAGCTTCGGTGTGCCGGTACGGAAACCGAATACGCCATGGGCGCTCTCCAGGCTTTTCTTCCTGGAGAACAGTTCTTCCTTGTTTTCTACGGCGTATGCCTGCATGATGTCGAAGTTCTTTTCCTTTGTGGCAGACAGTTCTGCCAGCTGGTCCGCATACTTCTCGCGGATACGGGTCATCTCAAGGTCCATTTTTGAGGTGAGGTTCTGTACTTTGGCATCGGCCGCCGCAAAATCTGCGAAGGCCTGCTCTGCCTGCTCGCGGCTGATGCCGCTGACTACTGTTTTCTTTGTTCTTGCCATAATTCTTGCTCTTTTGATAGGGTTAATAATTTAATAGTTGATTTTATTTTTCTGCTGCTTGCTGGCATTGCGGTGATAGGACCTGTACTCTTCTGTTTTCGTAGGGTCCTCCAATTGCCGGAGTTCCCGGTCGATGTTGTCGTAACGCACCAGCTCCGCGCGGTATTCATCCAGCAGGCGGTCGTACTCGATAGGTCTCAAGGCGGTAATACCCGCCATCAACCGGTCCTGCAGGTCACAGATACGGTCTGCACAGACTTCGAGACGGGACGCCAGCCGTTCACGGCGTTTGTTCCTGTCTACGATATGGACCATTGGGATATATTGATTATTATTATCAGACATCTCATCTCCTCCCCTTCTTTATTGTAATAAAATTCTGCACAACCGGAGCGGCGGCAAGCTCACTCCTGCTGTAATAGACCAGTCCGGCTTTGCGGTATCCGGTAATGTAACCCTTACGCTGCCAGGCATTCAGCGTCTCACGGCTACATCCTATAAGCTCTGTAGCATCTTTCTGGCCGATATAGTCCGCACGGTTCGTATCCGGCAATTTCTGGTATTCGGCACGTTGGCGGCGTTCCTTCAGCAAATCTTCCACAAAGCCTTCCAGCTGTGCGACCTTACGCTTCAGAGCCTCAAACTCCCGTACACTGACTGACTGGCGCTCCTTGGGTTCAGGTCTGTCAACCGTCACCGGATATCTGTCCGCATCCGGTATCAGCTCTTCCAGCGATAATCGCCCTGCGGCAAAACGGGCGGCGTCACGGCAGGCATAAAACACGGTCTCATCCTTGTCTTCCTCCGGAACAGAAGCCACGTAGGTGGCAAACACCTGGCTCTCATTATGCCCGTTTTCCAGCACCTTGGCCTGGAGCAGGCTGATTCTATCCCCTTTCATGCGGAGGATGGCAATCCCTTTCCTTATTTCCTGTTTCTTTCTCATTGTATCAATCCTTTTTAAGTTTCCTTTCCTCACGGCGCATCCACGCCTCCAGTTGTTTTTTAGTGGCCTGAAGTTCCCAAAGCTTCATGCCTGTTATATCCTTGCGCGCTTTGCTGTACTTACGTGCCCAGATGTTCAGCTTCGCCACGTTCATGCGGTATTCCTCCTCACTGTCGCTGGTAAACCCCTGGTTCAGCTGGGGAATCTGGAACGAAAGACGGTAGATGTCCCGGAATACATTCCTGGCTTCTGCCATCTGCATGGCCCGTGCCTTGTCGTCCGTCGGGTTCAACCGCTCCAGCAGCTGCCGCGCCTCACGCATCGTCAGTTCCCGGCTGCTTTCCGTACGGCCGGAAGTGAACTCGTAGATGCAGCCGTGGCGGGCCTCGTCATCCATGCCGATACGGTGGAAGGTGGCGTGCAGGGCTTTAAGCTGCTGGGCGCTGATAGGTTTGTCGGCAGTCGTTCTCATGGCTCATTGCATATTACATTCTCCCCAATATCTTGCCGCCTCTTCCGGCCAGATGTCATAGTAGCCTTTCGGACCGATGAAGCGTCCCTTGCTGAAAGCCCGGTAGCCCTCGACGTAGATTTTCAATGACGCGTCAAACATCACGCTCTTGCCGCTGCGTCCGGTAGGCAGCCTGCCACTGGCATGGCTGATAAAAATCATCAGCTTGTTACGGTGGCGTTCTTTGAATTCAATATACTGCCGATAGGTCATCTGTGTGTATTGGAAACTGTCTATCACCACAAAATCTGGTGATTTCTGACGTTTCAGACGCAGGCTGAGCTGCTCGATGCTTTCATTGTCGATAAGCAGAAAGCGACGGTTGACCTCCATCATGCCAAAGCGGCGGAGTGTGTCCTGCATGGTGAGGCAGGCACCTTCTTCCATACTGTTATAGGCCACACGGCCGAAACGGCAGAGATACTTGCAGAGCTGCATCACAAATGAAGTCTTTCCGTTACCGGAGTTCCCCCACACAAACCAGACACCCCGACGCTCGGGTGTGCCGAAAGCGTCATGCCACACCCCCTCAAAGTCCAGTGTGTCAAACTTCATGGAAAGCATCTCACGTACCCCCTTGGCATTACGTTCAAAAGTCTCACTCATTACTCTGCCCCTCCTTTCTGCTGCTCGGCACGGCGCTTCTGCGCATGTATCACCCGCTTCACGCGGCGCAGGTCATTGTCACTGGTTTCAGCATCTTTCAGCACACGTCTTATCTCGGCTTCACCGGTCAGCCCGTTGGCCTGACAGATGGCATACACGTCATTGCGGCTGGTGGCGTTCAGGTCGAAGAACTTGCGTCCGATGCGGCTGTTAATTTCCTTGTAGCCTTTCTTGTTGTATCTCAGCCCATTGTCCACACGCCGCTTGATATAGTCGGTACTCATGAACACGATACCCGCGCGTCCTTCCAGGCGGTTGTAGATGCTGATGAAGTAATTCAATACACAGTCCGTCAGCTTGTCCCCCTCATCGAAGATGAGCAGCGGGTTCTGGAGAAAACCGATCATACCGAGTGCATAGTCCAGCATGTCACGCAGGTTGCTGGTGCTGTCGGTAGGCGCGCCCACCTGCTTGGCTATCTCGCGCACAAAATCGCTGCGTTTCATATCTTCCGAGCAAAGGATATAGAACACGTTGCGGTGTGTGCGACGGAACTCTATGGCAGCAGTGGTCTTGCCGCATCCGGCATCGCCCACCATCCAGGTGACATTCTTGTACATCTGGGCGTCGGCCAGCACGTAGGTGGCGAGACGGAAGTTCTCACTCTCGCAGATGGTCCAATGCTCGAAGCTGAAACCTATCTGCGCTGCTATGCGGCTGAACATGTCGTCGGAGATGCTTTCGTACTTGGTGTTCAGAATCTGGCTCACCACAGCCGCACTGACACCCTGCAGGCTCTCGCTGGCGCGGTTGCGGCTGGGAAAGTTCTCACAGTAGGCCATCAGTGCGTCGCGGATGGCATCCTTGTCTTGTTTGGTTAGTCCTTTCATTCTTGAATGGTATTTAATTGGTTATTGATTGCCGTTTAAAATCTGTCCAGTGCCAGCTCGTCCAACGTCATGTTGGAGAGTGCCTTGGTATATTCCCCCATAGTGGAGTAATCGGTTTCCGTGTCCGCTTCGGCCTCCTCCCGCTTCTGTTTTTCCGGCAGGGAAAGAGGAATATGGAGCTCGCCACGGTCATGCCTTTCACGGTATCCGTCCATCTTATTCTTGCTGAGGTTCTTAGGTTTGGGAGTGGAAAGACCGAAGAGCTCGGCTGCGATACGTTCGTCAAGGTCGAAACGCTCGCCTTCCAGCTGGATGGCGGCCATGGTCTCCTTGTTCCGGTCGATGGTTTTCCGCATGAAGCTGCTCTCTTCCGGTGTGCGCTCCTGCGTGGCGCGGCTGACAGTGACCTTAGGAGTGGCGGTGGCGCTGTACTTGGCACCGGTGGCGGTATTCCGCCACAGCTCCACGCGGGTCATGTCCATAGGATCATACATCACGGTGAACTCGCGTCCGGTATTGCGAAGCGCCCATGCCTCGTCACGCAGGCCGTCGGCGGCATATACGTCATAGTGGTATTTCCGTTTGTCTATTTCAAACTGAAGTCCGTAGTTGGTATAGGTCACGGCTTTGGGATGGCACAGCCAGAACATACGCATCATGTCAACCTCCGTAACGGGTTGGGCCTCGGGGTTCCCGCTCATGCGGTACATCTCCATGTGTGGAATACCGGTGGCGAAGTGCTTTTCCTTATTGTTCCATCTGTCACGGCATTCCTTGTAGATTGTTTTCAGCTCTTCAAACGTGGGGAGTGCGTAGGCGTTCTCTTCTATGAATTCCAGGTTGGGCTTGCTGTTCAGTTTCTTGGCGTTCACGTTCTGTCCCGTAAAATGCCAGATGGCGTGAAGGACTTGTGCCTGGAAACGGTAGAAGGCATTCTCTATGGTCTTGGACTGTCCGTTATAGGGCATCGTGGGACGGTGGAGTACCGTAAGGCGTTGGAAGAATCCCGCGGCGTCGCCTTTCTTGTGTCCTCCCTGGTTGTCGGTCACTATCTCGTAGGGACGGCTGCCGGAAACTTCCACGGCCATGCGGTAGGCACGATACTGGCAGTCGAAATTCTCGTTCGGGGCGATGTCATATCCAAGCAGGGTCTCGCTATAGGCATCCATCACTTCATATACGCCGGTGGTGCACATCTTGCCCTGTTCATTCCTGTAGTAGAGGTTCAACTTGGTACCGTCGCCATACCACAAGGCATCGCGCATCTGCGGGAGGCTGGTCTTCATCAGACTGGTGTACTTGGCTTTCCATTTCTGCATGCCATGTACCGCCGCATACCACATAGGCATCACGGCAGGGTCGTTGAGATAGTTCTTTACGGTGGTGGGCGACTTGATGATGTTCAGGCCGCGCTCCACCGCCTGGCGGTTGTATTCGTCGAAAATCTGCGCCTCCGTATAGCGGGGAACGATGCTGCGGCGGAGCTTCAGCAACAGCCGCGCCACTTCGGGAACCACCACGCGTGCCGCCTGGTTGCCCGTGTTCTTGTTGACAAGGGCGGCGTAGCCGATCTTTTTATAAGCGTTGAATTTTTCGCGGAGACGGGTCTTGGGCAGTGTGTGTCCATAGTGTTCACGAAGCTTCTCACATGTACCTTGCACCGTTTCCCACACGATGGACTTGCGGCTGTAACCGCACTTGCTATGCAAGGCTCCGGTCTCTTTCTCCACACGGACCAGCTCGTTCATCACCTCGGCATTCAGCACATATTCGGCCTGGCGTTCCAGAGAAATGGCGGGTTGGTAGGTTCTATAGAATTCCACAGCCCTGCTGTCACTGCGGATAATATTACTCATTAATTGTTCTTTCATTTCTTCCAAAGCATTGGGATAAAGTCTGTCGTATGCCTCGCGAATAAGGGCGGGAAGACTGGTGTAGTCTATGAGAGCGTAGGAACCGGCCCCCTTACCGGGACGGACAACCCGGATCTTGCCCTCACGTACTTTCTTATCATAATTAGGTTTACTCAATATCCTTCCTTGCGAGACCAGCTCAGGAAAAGTGACACACCTTATTTTACCGTACATTTCCATAATCAGAAACTTTATACTTTTCAACATTGTGCAAGCCCTGGCATCGAACCGGGGAGCCGGCCACTTCCGCATGGCAAGGAAAGTTCCGGACTTGCAGCCTGTTCCGGACTTTACAGTTTATGGCCGTTATAGTCATATTGCACAACCTTGCCCTCAACATCTATCGACCGCAGATGAAAGCCCTGCGGGGTTGCCTCACGGGCAAAGTCTTCAATGGTATCGTAATTCATCTCGGCAGGTACGTCAGCCTCTGAGCATCTTGACATGTTTCTGAGATCCAGAACAAACGGGTTATTGCTTACCCATGTCACCTTTACTTTCATGCCATTTCCTCCTTTCCGCTGTCCGGCATACAAAGCGATATCGCCACAATAGCCGATAATACGATGATTACAAACGCATTGCGGCTGTCCGCATCCGTTGCGTCAACATTGGTTCCCAGCCACATGCCATAGGTCATGCCCACAGCTACGGCAATCTTCTGAATTGTTCTCCAGGTTTTCATATAATTCAAGTTTAATATCTGTCAATCAATAGTTTTATCAATCTCCTTTAAGGCTTTATACTTGCGGTCTACCAGTCTACCTTCATCGTCAATAGTGAGTGTCCATGCGGGATGATACCCACGTAACCTTTTGTCCTCTGTTCTTTTGTCAGTACTATAGGCTAATACAAAAGAAAATCCCACAGCCGTACACCCGTCGGACAACGGTTCATCAAAATGTACACCCCAATAGGAATTCCTGCCACTACGGGTACCTACCGCCTTCGTCACTTGACGGACGGCAAACACGGGTACTCCACGCTCGTCGTAGCTATCCACAACGACAATCTCAGCACGCTCCGTGGCAAGAACCCTGCATTCTTCTTTTCAGTAAATCATAAAGATTTGTTTATAAGGTTTTTACTTTCTCGTACGGGTTATCTATCAATGTAACTTCATACATTTTACATCCGTGATTCAATGCATAAGCACGAAGAGTTTTCGCAAATGGTGAGTTCGTCTCAAAATTCAATGCCGAACGCACAGTACGTGTAGTGGTAAAAAACTGTTTAGCGATGGCTTCTTGTTGTGAAGCGTCTGCTTTGATGAATCTTTCCTTTTCTGCCATTGTATTTCTATTTATAAAGTTAATTCTGTATATTTGGAGCGTTTTCCATTTGGATGACGATGCAAATATCGAAACTTCTTTCGATAGAAGCAAATAATTATCGAACTATTTCACGATTTATATATTAAAATCATGCAGAAAGACGAAACAATTCACGAGAGGATAACTCAATTAGTTAATAAGTACGGGAATGGGAAAAACACCGTATTTGCCTCTTTAATAGGAAGTAATGAAGCAAATGTCCGTGGCTACAGAACGTCAACGATGCCTAAATTTGATTTTTTAGAGAAAATCGCAAGAAATATCGATATAAATTTAGATTGGCTCTTGACCGGTCGCGGTTCTATGGAAAAACAGCCACCAAAATCTTCTTTTGCGTTATCTCAAATAAACAATGATTTTGTTTCAATCCCACTGGTAGACATCTCTGTTGCAGCAGGCTGCTGTGGCTACGATAATCCCGATTATTTGGAAGTAGTAGATACCATAAAAATGCCTTCATCCATGGTGCGTAATAGTGAGAAATACTTCTGCGTCCGCATCAAAGGAGAAAGTATGTCACCTACATTATTGGATAGCTCCTACGTTATCGTGAGATTACTCGACCGTTCTGAATGGCAGGACATGCCCGACCAACACATCTACGTCATTAGTGACACTGATGGGCGTTCATATATCAAACGCATCAAGAACCGATTCCGTCAACATGGATTCCTCGTCTGCATGTCAGATAATGTAGATAAGATCAATTACCCCAATTTTAATTTGGAAGCTCAGGAGATAAACACCATACTTCATGCTGAATGGTATTTCAGTGCTAAAATGCCGAATCTGAATGAAACATATTATGATAAAGTTAATCAACTGGAAGATGATATGGATGTAATGAAAGGGCAGATGGTGCAGATACAGCAATTGTTGCGTGCTATCAATGCTGGAAAATCCAGTGTAAGCTGCCCCCTAAAACCAAGCGATTCTGCCCCCTTAAAACATTCAACAATGCCCCCTTAAAAAGTCTTG